CGCGCAAGCGGCCATCATCTCGGGCTGGGGCGTCCTCGCGCCCTTCGAATACCCGGTCATCGTGTGCACCGACACCCCGATTGCTTCAGCCACCTCTCTCTCGAAAGGCCGGCGAACGAAGCGACCGTACTCATTGCCCCGACGCGCCCGCAGCGCCGCATCAAGTGCAGCCGGGAAAGGCTCGTCGCTATGCATGGGTAGCTCGCGCATGTCCCCAGTTTAATACACGTTTGTATCTTTTGCCAGATTCCCGCAAATTGGGTCGTCTTTGTCCTTGACAGGGTACAGAAATGTATCTACTCTGACTCACACACGAACCACCAAGGAGCCCGAGTGGACAAGGTCGCGCACATCTTCCTCAAAGACCCGGAGCTGGTCAAGCGGCTGGAGAAGACGGCCGCTGAGGAGCATCGAACCAAGACCGCCATCGTCGTCCGCGCCCTTGAGCGCTACATGGACGCGGGGGAGAGCCAAGAGCGGGCATGACCCACACACCCCCTACGCCCTACGAAATCCTCGCCCGCTGGGCGGTGAAGATGGCCGAGCGAATCGAGCAGCAGCAGGCTCAGCCCGCGGTCGCTACGGCCGCTGCCCCGACGCCGGAAGGGGGCAGAGGGTGAGCGCGACCGTGAGACTCACTCCCCAAGAGGTCGCACTCGCGGCCACCATCGGCATCTACCGCTACATGGACGCGCTGCGAAAGAGCCGCCCGCAGACCTATGGCGAGCCCGCCCGCGGAAGGTGGGAAACAGACATCGAGGCCTGCGGTGCCGAGATGGCCTTCGCCAAGTGGGCCGACCGCTTCTGGTCGGGTGCCTTGAGGGCTAGGGCGGTGAGTGGCGACGTGGGCCGCTTCGAGGTCCGATCCTGCCCGCGCGAGGACGCCCACCTGCTGCTCCACGACGCTGACGCCGACGCCGCCGCCTTCATCCTGGTCACCGGCACCGCCCCGGAGTTCTCGCTACGCGGCTGGATTGTGGGGCGGGACGGCAAGAACGCCGAATGGTGGAGGGCCCCGGACGGCCGGCGCCCCTGCTACGCGGTCCCGCAAGCGGCCCTGACTCCCATGGAAGAACTACCCCTGACCGCTAGGAGGCTTTGAGATATGGGGCTGACATTCGACCAACTCTATCCAGGCACGTTCATCAAGGCGGGGGAGATGCACGGCAAGCCCGTCACGCTCACCATCAAGTCCGTAGCCCAGGAGTCCATCGAGGGTGACGACGGCACCGAGAAGCTCAAAGTCGTCATCACTTTCGTGGAGATCGGCCGGAAGTGGATAGCCAACAAGACCAACGGGCTGCGTCTGCGGGCCATGTTCGGCAACGACTCGGACGACTGGATCGGCAAGCGCGTCACCATCTTCCCCGAGCACAACAGCATGAGCGAGTCCGGGTTCGCCATCCGGGTAAAGGGTTCGCCGGACTTGGAGCGCACCCTGGTGTTCGACCAGAAGCTGGCGCGGAAGAAGCCGGTCCCGGTGAAGCTGGAGAAGACGACCGCCGGCAAGGGCGAGGCCCGGCTGGAGGAAGAGCAGCCCACGGACCGCCCGGAATACGGCAGCATGGAGTATCCCGACGGCCTGCTGGACGACCTTGACGACGGGCCCAAGGGCGGGTTTGATGACATAGGCGGCAGGCAATGAGCCCTCGCAGCCTCACCCCCGTCGCCTGTCGCATCTCCCGTGAGGAGTACGACTCGATCGAAGCCGTCAACTGGTCGACGCTCAAGTACGCGGTCCAGTCCGGTCTCCACTACCAGCATCGACTGGCCAACCCGCCCGAGGACACCGACGCCATGAAGCTGGGTCGGGCGACGCACACGGCCGTCTTCGAGCCGGACCGCCTGCTGCACGAGTACGTGATGTGGAGCGGTGGCCGACGGGCCGGAGGCGAGTGGGAAGCGTTCAAGGCCATGCACGCCGGCCGCACCATCCTCAAACCGGAGGAGTACGACACCGCCATCGCCATCAGGGACGCCGTACACGCCCACAAGCCGGCCAAGAAGCTGCTCACGGCCAAGGGACAAGCGGAATGCACGCTGCGCTGGGTGGACAAGCAGACGGGCCTCGCCTGCAAGGCGCGCCTGGACTGGCTGACCGGCCGGGCGCTCGTGGATCTGAAGACCACGCGCAACATCGAGGCCCGCGCCTTCGGACGCCACGCGGGGGAGATGCTCTACCACTGCCAGTTCGCGTTCGCTCGCATGGGTCTGGAGGCAAACGGCAAGAAGCCCAAGGTGCACATCATCGCGGTGGAGAACGAGGCGCCGCATGACGTGGCCGTGTACACGCTCACAGACGACGACCTGTGGGCGGGAGAAGACCAGGTGCGCCGGGCGCTCGACCGGGTGGCCGAATGCCGCCGGACCAAGCGCTATCCGGGGCGGTACCCGGGAGCGCTCGCCCTTGAGCTGCCGGGCTGGCTATTCCCGAAAGACGAGAACGAGTTCGACCTTGCTGATCTTGGACTGGTCCCAAAAGCGGTGGCGCGATGAGCCGTTACCGCGAGTGCACCGGCCCGGTCCAGGACCGCACCTGCGGCGCCTTGGAATGCCCGGGTGGAAGCGAACCCGACTGGGACCGCCACGCCGACTGGGAAGACGCCTGCCGCGCCTGCCGGGAAGGCTACGACGCGGCGGTGGACCGCGCCGTAGACGCGAGGAACGAGGAGTGATTCGTCTTGTCGTCCTCACAGCAGAAGCGCGCGAGGCCATCCTCGCCTTTGCCCAGGCCCACCAGCGAAGCGCCAACCGCTGCCCAGCCCTCAGAGGCGAGGGGGCCCGAGCCTCCGCTCTTGGCTGGGCTCGGGCGCTCGCTGAGGGCATGAAGGACGGGACCTTCGTGGAGATCGACGGCAAGCCCTGCCTCGAGGACGTGCGCCCACGTGCTGTCACAGCCGCCCCGGCCTCTCGGCAGGAGACCCTGCTGTGATGCCCGACCTGCCCAAGTCATCCGAAAGAAGAGGGGAGAACCATGACCGCAGCTGCTTTGACTGAACCTACAGCTGAGATTGAGACTGGGACAGGGCTCGCCCAACCGACCGAATTCCAGATCACCCTGGCCATAGCCCACGCGCGCCGGGCCCTAGCCGCCTCGCGCTCGATCCGGGAGTGGCAGGCCCTGCCCTGGTGCACCCGCATGTGGGAGTGGCTACGGCCGTGAGGATCCTCGCCCTCGACCTCTCCCTGACCGGCACTGGTGTCTGTTGCCCTGATGGTTCGCTGTGGGTTATCCATACGGAGCCCCGGCGCGGCATGACGCGTCTCGCCTACATCCGAGACCGGATCCAACACGAGGTCGAGGTCTACGAGCCCGACATCGTGGTCCTTGAGGGCTACAGCTTTGCCTCGACCGGCCGCGCCGGCATAAGCCTGGGCGAGTTGGGCGGCGCGATCCGGCTGGCCCTCTTCTGCTGGGGAGTGCCCTACGTGGACATCCCGCCCACCAATCGCGCCCGCTATGCGGCCGGCAAAGGCAACGCCAACAAGGACCTGGTCCTTCAGCAGGCTGTGGTCCGATCGGGGCGCGTCTTCGATGACAACAATGCTGCGGACGCCTGGTGGCTGTGGCAGATGGCTCTGGCTCATTACGAGCCAGAGAGTCCCCTGCTCGTGAAGGTCCCGAAGGCTCACCTGGACGGACTGGTCAAAGTGCCGTGGGTGGAGATGGAAAAGGGGACCGCGTGAGCGAGTGGATCGAGTCTCACGTCACCCTTCCCCGCAACAAGAAGTTCCGCCGCCTGGCGCGAGCCCTGGGCACCACCATTCCTGAGACGCTCGGTCTCCTTCACGCCCTCTGGTACTACACGCTGGAGCAGGCGCCCAGCGGACTGCTGGAAGGGCACACCGCGGAGGACATCGCCGAAGGCTGCTACTACGCCGGCGACCCCGGAGGGCTTCTCGATGCCTTCGTGGCTACCGGATGGGTCGACCGCACTCCCGACGGGCTCGCCATCCACGACTGGACCGACTACAACCGGCAGCACCGGGAGCGGCAAAAAGCGGCTGAGAGACAGGCCGAAAAGCGGCTCCGTGACCGTGAGTCTGAGGAAGGTCACGGTGACGTCACGGTGACGTCACGCCCGAAAGAAAGAAGCGACAGACAGACAGAAAAGAAAGACAGAGAGCACGCACGCGCGGAGGCTCTCGAGAACGAAAACTGGACCGGCCTGTGGATAACCCAGCTTCAAGAAGCGGGACAGCCCCGACCGAGCAAAGGCCAGATAGACATCTTCGGAGCCAAGCTCAAGACGCTCACGAGCGTCGACCCGGCCATCATGCAGGACACCATCTCACGCATGGTCGAGCGCAATAAGGGACCGACCCTGCTACCGAACATCTACGACGACTGCAAGCAGCAAGCGGAACGGGAGATCTTCGAGATGCAGGTAGGAGGTAACAGGCGTGTCAGATGAGGGCTTCATAGACGACCAGCTACCGCGCACCCGGAAGCGATCCGACGCAGAGGTAGCCTCTGACTACGGTCTCACCAGCAAGGCCGTCATCATCGCCAAACAGGCACAGATCGCGGAGGCGCGCGAGACGCGGGTGGAACGGTGCGCGCTTCATCTGCGAGCCGGCTGGTGCGACTCCGATGCGCTGTGCTTCGTGGCCGCCCGAGACGAATGGCAGGAGGCTCTGAGAAGGGCCGGGCGACGGATGGCGGCGGCATGAGCGAGCGCCAGGGACCGATCGCGCCCGTTTGGGCCTGGTACTTCCCACACCCCATGGACCTGCGCCGGGCCCTCGAAGAGTACACCGCCTTCCAAGACGGCACCCTGCTCCGCAAGTACGGACACGACGGTCTGAAGATGGCAGTCGATGCGCAAGGCAACCCTATCCTTGACACCGCCGGCGAGCCCCTCCTTGAGCCCGACCTCGGGCCGGCGAGCGATCCGGATTCCACCGCTGACGCGGAGATGCACGCCGCTCAGCGCCGCTCGGAGATAGACGCCTGCATCGAGGAGCTGCGTCGGCGGTACCCGCACTGGTGGCGCCTCATCGACGTCTACTACCGACAAGGGCTGTCGGTGGAGCCTCGCGGATGGGTCGTCATGGCGGCCCTCCTCGGTGTCCACAAGGGCAAGTGCCCACCGCTCAAGCGCTGCCCTGCCAGCCCGGGCGACAATCGCACCGACCTGGGCGATTGCGAGCGCCACCGGAAGAACCACTGCCACTGGGACCGCGACACATTCGAGAGACAAGTCGCGTGCGCGATCCGCTGTCTTTTTGACGCTCATCGAGTCCGCTCAGAGCGTATCTCTTGACACCAGCAGCGGACACCGCCTACACTGCTCCGAGTGGGATGGGAGAGGTGCGCCCGAAAGCGGACGCGCCTTTTTTGTTGGGAAAGCCATGAGCACCCCAGCGGCCAAGGCCATCTACAACACGCGCGAGTGGCGTCGCACCCGCCTCGAGGTCCTGGGCCGCGACGGATGGAAGTGCCGTGAGTGTGGCCGAGGCGCCCGCACCGCGCACCACAAGCCAGCCCTCGAAACACTGCTCGCCTTGGGCATCAGCCCCTACGACAAGACGCACATCTTCACGCTCTGCCACCACTGCCACGGCATCGAGGACGGAGGCCGAGCACACCCGCCCAAGCCGGCCAAGAGCAACCGTTTCAAGCGCTGGCTCTGACCCTGGAGGGGGGGCTATCGAGCCCTGAGCTACCCGCCGCAGACCCGCGCTTAGCCATCCTCGGAAAGAGCCGAAAGTCCTCATCCGTTTTTTGGGCGCCGCGCCCGCCCGCCAACCCGGTCGACTTCTGGAGGGAGAATGCCCACACCGCTCGCCGACGGCATCCCTGTCTTTTGCGCGCATGACGAGATCTGCGCAACCGAGGCCGTCACCGGAAACCCGCGCAATCCCAACATGCACCCGGAGAGCCAGCTCACCCTGCTGGCCAAGATCATCGAGGCCCAAGGCTGGCGCTCGCCCATCACCGTGAGCCGGCGCTCGGGTTTCGTAGTCCGCGGGCATGGCCGGCTGGCCGCGGCTCGCCTGCTGGGCAAGACCGAGGTCCCCGTCGACTGGCAGGACTACGAGCACGAGGCCGCGGAGTGGGCCGACCTGGTCGCCGACAACCGCCTGGCCGAGCTGGCCGTGCTGGACATGACCGCCCTCAAGGACATGCTCGAGGAGATCGACACCGGCGCCTTCGACTTGGAGCTGACCGGCTTCACCAGCCACGAGCTGGAAAGCCTCATGACCGCCACCTATGACGGCCAGAGCGTGGAGGAGGACACCCCGCCCGAGGTCGACACGGAGAACCCGCCGGTCACCCAGCCGGGCGACGTTTGGATCCTCGGGCCCCACCGGCTCATGTGCGGTGACTCCACGAAGGCCGAGGACGTGGCGATCCTCATGGCCGGCGAGCAAGCGGCCTGCTTGCTCACCGACCCGCCCTACAACGTGGACTACGTCCAGGGCGGCCTGCGCGCTCGAGGTGGCCGCGGCCGCAAGGGCGCCAACGACGGCCGGACCGTGCCGAATGACAACCAGAGCCCGGAGGACTTCCAGACCTTCCTGCGCGCGATCGTGCGCAACTGCTCCGAGCACCTGGTGGCCGGCGGCCCGTACTACGTGTTCCACGCCGATGCCCAGCGCCCCGCCTTCCAGGCGGCCCTGGAAGCGGAAGGCCTCGAATACCGGCAGACGCTCATCTGGGCGAAGGACCGCTTCACCCTCGGCCGCCAGGATTACCACTGGCGGCACGAGCCCATCCTCTACGGCTGGAAGGCCGGCGCGGCTCACGCCTGGTTCGGCGAGTACAACAAGGACACGGTCATCGAGGAGGAGCGCCCGGCATCGTCCGACGAGCACCCTACGATGAAGCCCCTCCGGCTGCTGGCCCGTTTCATCGCCAATAGCACCCAGCGCGGACAGCTTCTGCTCGACCCCTGCGGCGGCTCCGGCTCGACCCTCATCGCCGCCGGCCAGCTGCGCCGGCGCTGCTGCATGATGGAGATCGACCCGCGCTACTGCGACGTGATCGTGAAGCGCTGGGAGCGCATGACCGGCGACACGGCCGCGCGCGAGGAAGGGGGGCCGGCATGAGGAAGCGCGTCACCCCGCCGGCGGCCAACGACCCGGACGCCCTGCGCGACGAGTTCGGCGCCTTCATCGCAATCCCCCAGGGAGGCGAGGCCGAGCGCTGCTACTACCCGCTGCGCGTGGACGTCTACGGCCGCGGCTGCCCGCATGACTGCGTCTACTGCTACGCCAAGGGCCTGCTCGAATTCCGCAAGTATTGGAACCCCGAGGCGCCGGCGATGGCGGACATGAAGAAGGTCCGCAAGGTGCTGCTCGCCCACTTCGAGCAAGGCCGCCGCGGGCCCTGGTCGGAGTACTTCGACCGCCGCTGGCCGGTCCGGATCGGTGGCATGACCGACTGTTTCGGCACCAACGAGGCGGACGGCCAGGCCGGCTTCGAGCTGCTCCGCATCCTGGAGGAATACAACTACCCCTACCTCATCGTGACCAAGGGCACCCAGCTGACCAAGCCGGAATACCTCGACCGGCTGCACCCGGACCTGGCCTCGGTCCAAGTGACCATCACCACCCTGGGCGACAACTTCAAGCTCATCGAGCCCGGCGCGCCGCCGCCCGAGAGCCGGCTGCGCGTGGTCGAAACGCTGGCCGCCGCGGGCATCTGGACCCAGGGCCGCATCTCCCCGCTCATCCCCGGCCAGGGCTTCTACACTGAGGCCCTCGCGGAGGCGATATGCGAGGCCGGCGCCGGCGGCATCATCGCCGAGTTCCTGCGCGTGCCCGCCGGCGTTTCCTCGGCCATCGCCCAGGTGGTCGACACGATCGAGTACACCGAGACAGACGGCTCCACCCGGCACCTCCCGCTCGCCAAGAAGCGGCAAATCCTGACCGCCATGAAGGCCATCACGGACGCCCACGGCGCCGAGCTGAGCATCTGCGAGGACCTGCATTACCACGAGCTGGCGCCCTTCCGCGCCGACCTGGACGACTGCTGCAACATCCGGCGCCACGTCGAAGGCTACAAGCCGGCCGGCAGACGCCCCGAGATCCGTGTGATCCCCACCGCTTGAGAGGTCCGAATCATGAAGACTGGCCGACCCACAGTGCCGATCGAGAGGCGGCGCGAGGAGGGAACGCTGCGCTCCCACCACGCGAAGGTGCCGCTCGTGACCGGCCAGCGCCGGCGGCCTAAGTGCCCGCCGGATGTGACCGGCAAGGCGGCCGAGTACTTCGCGCTTATCGTCAAGGAGCTGTGGCCCTCGCGCATCCTGGACCCGGCCGACACCCTGATGATCCTCACCGCTGCTCTCCACCTCGAGGTCGCGCTCGACGCGCGCACCAAGGTGGTGCAGCTGGGCACCGTCTACACCGTCACCCGCGGCGCCTACAATGGCAGCCCCGGCTACAAGGTCCTCGAGGCCAACCCCGCCGTGAGGGTCGAACGCGACAGCCTCGAGGCCTTCCGGCAGTGCTGCGACGCCCTGGGCATCAGCCCCGCGGCCCGCGCCCGCCTGGCCAACATGGGAGTCAAGGGAGCCTCGCCGGCGGCCAGTCTGCCTGGCGTCGGCGCTGGACCCACGCCGCTGACCGCGATACCGGGCGGCCGTGCCGTCAATGAGTAGCCCGACCGCGGCCGGCACCTATGGCCCGGCCGTGGCTGAGTTCTTCGAGGGATGCCTCCGGCTGCCGGAGGGAGAGCGCCAGGGCCAGCCCTTCGTGATGGAGGACTGGCAGCGCGAGGACACCGACATCATCTACGAGACCGACGCGCTGGGGAACCTGCTCTGGAAGATCGTGGTCTACGGCATCCCGCGCGGCAACGGCAAGAGCCCGCTGTGCGCCGGCTTCGCCGACCACGCCCTGGTGAGTCTACCCGGCTCGCCCAAGGTGTACTGCGCCGCGGCCGCCAAGGACCAGGCCGGCCTGGTGCACGGCTTCGCGATCGCCCAGGCGAAGGGTGGCCCGCTCGATGACTTCCTCGAGTACCCGCGCGTGACCGAGGCCCTGGGCCCCGTCCGATCGCCGCACAACGGCGGCATCCTGCGCGCGGTGTCTGCGGACGGCGACCTGCAGCAAGGACTGGCCCCGGCCTTCGTGGCCATGGACGAGCTGCACACCTTCCGGACCGGCAAGCAGATCGGCCTCTACATGGCCATGCACACCACGCTGCATAAGCGGCCGGCGGCCCGGATGATCATCATCACCACTGCCGGCGCCACCAAGGACTCGCTGCTCGGCGAGCTGGTGGACGACATCACCGAGCGCGGCGAGATGACCGTGAGCCGGCATGGCTGCAAAGTGGTCATCCGAGACTACGAGGCTCGCCGCCTGCTCATCTGGTACGGCGCCCCGGAGGACGCAGACATACGCGACCCGCGCATCTGGCGCGCCTGCAACCCGGCCTCCTGGATCTCCGATGAGAGCCTGCGCGTGGCCGCGGCCTCCACCCCTGAGTCCGAGTTCCGCCGCTACAACCTGAACCAATGGGTCAAGGGCGAGGAGGCCGCCATACAGCCGGCCGCCTGGGACGCCTGCAAGGGCCCGGAGAAGATACCCGCCGGCTCCGAGGTGTGGGTCGGCGTAGACATTGGAGAGAAGCGCGACACCTCCGCGGTCGCCTGGGGAGCCACCGCCTACCGCGGCGATCGCCGGCTGCTCGTGGTTCGGGCAAAGGTCTTCACCGCCCGGCGCATCTCCGGTATGGAGACCACACTGCCCCAGGTGGAGGCTCACCTGCGCTGGCTCCGCGACAACTTCGAGCTACTGCGGGTCAACTTCGACCCCTGGCAGATGCGCGACATGGCCGCCCGCCTAGCGAGCGAGGGCTTCCCCATGGTGGAGTTCCCGCAGAACAACACGAACATGGTCCCCGCCTCCCAGGGCGCCTTTGACCTCGTCGCCCACCAGGCCGTGGTCCACAACGGCGACCCGGTCCTGCGGGCTCACATTCTCGGCACCGGCGGAGAGATAACCGCCACCGGCGGCTGGCGCTTTACCAAGGCAAAGACCCGGACCGGTCACCGCGACCTGACCAAGCAGAACGACGCCGCGATCGCCTACGCAATGGTGGTCGGCGGATATCAGATCGACATGCAAGCAGGAGGTGAACCGTGGGCGGAAAGCTGGTGAGAACCGCGAGCGGCCACGCCGAGGATCTAGCGCTCGCCGGCGGCGCGCTGCTTCTCGCCGGCGGCCTCGGATGGAGGGTCGGATGGTGGGCCGCGCTGGTCGTTCTCGGCGTGGTCCTCCTGGTCCTGGGGGTCTGGATGAGCCGGGAAGGAGGCGCCTGATGGGCTTCATAGGTAGCCGAGTAGGCACCCGGCAGGAGCGCGCCGATAGCGTGGTGGACATGGCCGGCCTCATCACCGCGGGAGGCCTCGGCTCCACCGCCGGCCAGGCGGTGACCAAGTCGACCGTGGCCACGCTGCCCGCGGTCCACCGCGCCTGGGACTTCGCCGCCTCCGCGGTCGCTAACCTCACCATGGCCGTGTGGCGGCAGGACGGCGCCATACCGCACCGCGTCAACACGACCAACGTCAGCCGCCTGTTCGCCGGCGTGCCCAACCGCTCGCAGTCCTGGTGGTGGTTCTGGTACATCGCGCAGCTCAGCCTCGAGGCGCGAGCCTCCGCCTACCTGTGGAAAACCGTGAGCGACGCCGGCGTGGTGTTCGAGCTGGCCGCCCTGCACCCCGACCAGGTGTCGCCGGTCCCGGACCCCTCCGGCGGCCTGCGCTACCACGTCCTTCTCCAGCCTGGCATGCCCCGACCCTGCGATGTGACCGGCACCGGCTCAGTCACCGTGGGCCCGGAGCGCATCATCCACATACGCGGCGCCGGCGGCATGGGCGAGCTGGTCCCCAAGACTCCGATCGAGCGCTTCCGCACCGCCCTGGGGCTCGCGCTCGCCAAGCAGGACTACGAGTCCAACCTCTACGCAAACGGCGTGATGGGCGGCCTGGCAGTGGCCTTCCCCGCGGCCACCACGCAGAAGCAGGCGAAGGCCTGGCGCGAGATATTCGACGGCGAGCACGCTGGCACGTTCAACGCCGGCCGCACCAAGGTCATCGGCGGAGGCGCGGTCCTCTCCCAAATCGGCATGACCCAGCGAGACGCCCAGTTCGTGGAGGCCGGCCTGCTCACCCTCCGGGACGTGTGGCACATGACCGGCGTGCCCGACTGGGTCCTCGGCATCGAGGGCAAGAGCGAGACCACGAGCACCACCGAGCAGGACGACCTGCGCTGGGTGCACTACGGGCTGCAGTCTCGGCTCAAGCGCATCGAGGGCGCCCTGTTCGCAGACCCCCTCCTGTTCGGCTTGGGCTCCAAGGACTACCCCGCGTTTGACACCGCGGAGGTCATTCACCCGGACAGCGAGACGGCAGACAAGATTGCTCACGCCCAGATCCAGGACGGCCGCCTGCTCGTGGACGAGTGGAGGATCCCGCGCGGCCTCCCGCCGCTCCCCGGCGGAGTCGGCATGGTCCCGCAAGTGACCCCGGTGGGCGGCGCGCCTAACGAGACGCCGCCGGCGACCGAGCCCCCAGAGCCCCCGGAGGAAACCGAGTCCCCAGAGGAGGTGCAATCGTGACCCTGACCCGCGAGCAGAAGGCGGCCCTCGAGGCCGACATGATCCGGTCCATCTACTACGGCGACGTTCGCCTGCGCGAGCGCAACCACGCCGAGGTGAAGTGGCGCGCCAGCGGCGACCCGTCCACCCCGAACGTGCGCAACCTCACCGGCTATCCGGCCGTGTTCGGCCAGGTCTACACGCTCTACGAGGGCGACAGCTACACCATCACCGAGGAGGTCGCACCCGGCTTCTTCGATGATGTCCTTAAGGACGACTGCCACCTCAACTACAACCACGAGCGGCCCTCCGCCATGTGCCGCAACGCGCCCCACATGCCCGAGGGCAGCCGCGAGGGACCGGGCAGCATGGACATCTCCGTGGACAACCACGGCCTGCGCGTGCATGCCCGCATCCCTATGGACGACCTGGACGCCCAGCGCCTGGCGCCGAAGATGGACCGAGGCGTGGTCGACCAGATGAGCTACGCCTTCACCGTGGCGCAGGAGGACCGTCTCGAGACGCAGGACGAGGACGGCCGCTACCGCGTCCACTACACCCTCAAGAAAGCCCGCCGCCTGCTCGACCTGGCCGTGTGCCCTCTGGGCGCCAACGCCGGCACCGAGGTAGCGCTGCGGTCTTTGGCCGGCCAGCTGATGGGTCACTCCCTCGAGGAGGGCCCGCCCAGCGAACCGAGTCGCGCGGAAGATTCCGCGGGCCCGGAGGCAGGCGAGGAGAGTCGCTCCGACCCGGAGGGCTCGCCAGCACCCGACACCACTCGCGCCACCGCGGAGCTGGAGGCCGCCCGCGCCTTCCTCGCCGCCCAGCGCGCGAGAGCCAACTCCTAGAAAGGGGATAGCCGTGATCGACAAAGACACCCTCAAGCGCCTCCGGTCCGAGGCCCTGGACGCCCTCGAGCGTTCCGCCTCCGGCCTCGAGGCCGCCATCGCCGCCGGCAACGACGACGCGATCGGCCAGGCCCGCACCATGCTGCAGACCGCCCGGTCCGAGTTCGACCGCGCCGAGGCCAACCTGCGCGACGCCGACGCCCTCGGCGAGGTCCGCGCCCTGCGGGCCCAGCCGGTCTCCGACCCGGCCCTGCTCGGCATGGACGGCAAAGAGGTCCGGTCCTACAGCCTGCTCCGCGCGCTGAACGCCCTTGCCACCCAAAACTGGAAGGGCGCCGAGCTGGAGCGCGAAGCCTCCGAGGCCGTCTCCCAGCGCATGGGTCGGGAGCCGCAGGGCTTCTTCGTGCCCATGGACGTCCAGCAGCGCGCCACCATGGCGGTCGGTGGCACGGTAGCGACCGAGCTGCTCGGCGGATCCTTCATCGACATGCTGCGCAACCGGCCGGCTGTGGCCCAGGCCGGCGCCACCTTCCTCGGTGGCCTCGTGGGCAACATCGCGATTCCGCGGCAGACCGCCGGCGCCACCGGCTACTGGGTCGGTGAGAACACCGACATCACCGCCGAGTCGCATCCCACCATCGACCAGGTCACCATGCATCCGCATACCCTGGGCGCCTACAGCGACCTCGGCCGGCTGTTGCTCAAGCAGTCCAGCGTGGACGTGGAGAACATGGTCTGGGCGGACCTCACCCGCGTGGGTGCCCTGGCCGTGGACCTCGCTGCTCTCTCCGGGACCGGCGCGACCGTGTATCCGAAGGGCATCGCCGCGCAGGACAACGTCAACGCCGTGGCCAACGGCGACAACGGCGCCGCTCCGACCTGGGCGAAGATGGTGGAGATGGAGACGGCCGTGGCGGTGGACAACGCCGACCTGGGCCGCCTCGCCTACGTCCTCAACGCCAAGGCCCGCGGCTACCTCAAGTCCACCCCGAAGGTCGCCACCTACTCGGCGACGATGATGTGGAACGACGCCGCGCCGGCCAACCCGGTCAACGGCTACCCCACGATCGTCTCCAACCAGGCCCGCGCCGATCTGGTGAAGGGCACCTCCGGAGCGGTCTGCTCCGAGGTCTTCTTCGGCAACTGGGCGGACCTGATCATCGGCCAGTGGGGAGGCGTCGACATGATCGTCAACCCATACACCGGCGCCAAGCAAGGCCTGGTGCAGGTGGTCATGCTCCAGGAGGTGGACATCTGCGTGCGGCACGGCGAGTCCTTCTCCCGCATGGCGGACGCCCTGGTCTAGCTGAGGCGGCCCTGACCCTGACCCCCTAGAGGCGGAGGCCGGTCTACGCGCGGCCGGCCTCCGCACACACCCAGCGCGACGAAGGAGGGAGTCGTGACCAAGATTGAGATGCTCGCCAACAAGCAGGCCGGCGGCGAGCAGCACTTCATCGGCGAGGTGGTGGACGTCCCCGAGGACTCCGCCCGCGCCCTGGTGCGTGCGGGCAACGCGCGCCTGGTGGACGAGCCCGAGCCGGACGCGGCAGAGCCGGAGCCGGAGGCCGCCGCGGAGGCGGAACCCGAGGACACCGAGGGCGAGCCGGAGCCGCCAGAGGCGGATGAACCCGAGCCCGAGCCCAAGGCCAAGCGCAAGTAAGAGCCGCCGAGGCGGGCGCCTACTGCCGGGCGCCCGCTGCTCTTTCCATAGGAGGGGAAGATGCTGACCATCATCCTGCTGGCCAACAAGCAGGTGGCCGGCGAGATCCACATGGCCGGCGACGTTGTCACCGTGGCGGACGATTCCGCCCTGTACCTCATCCGCGCCGGCAGCGCGCGCCTGGCCACCGCCGGCGAAAGCGGCAACCGCCCAAACCCTCGGCCGGCCTCCGAAGCGCGCCGGCTGCAGGAGGCCCAAGCGATCCTGGGCGGCCCGAGGCCGCAGCGCCTTGGATGATGTTCTGGTAGCCCCGGCCGGCGGAATCGAGGCGCCCCGTGCGGACGCCTGGACTCTGCCGCTTCACCCCCACCCACACTAGCCGCGAGGAGGGCCCCAAATGGCCGACGTCGCTCTTTGCACCGCTGCCCAGGTAAAGACCCGGGCCAACATCTCCGGGACCGGCAGCGACGCTCTCATAGCCCTTCTCATCCCTCAGGTGCTCCGCCGCTTCAACATGGCCACCGGCCGCGAGCTGTTGCGCCTGGCTCAGCCGGCCACGCGCCGCTTCGACGCGACCCGCCACCTGGTGCCTCTGCCCGGCCGGGATCTGCGCACGGCTACCACCGTGACTCTCCACCCGGAGAGCGTGGGCGAGGCCCTGGCGCTCGTTGCCGGCACCCACTACGAGCTGGCCCTGGACGACGAGACGAACACGGCCGGCGCGATTCGCCTGGCCTACGGTGTCAACCTCTGGTCCACCCGTGCGCTCAACTTCGGCCGCGCCGGCCTCGAGGTCGTGGGCGAGTGGGGAATCTGGGCGGACGTCGACGCGGTCCCCGCGGACATCAACCTGGGCGCCGTGGCCATGGTCATCGATGGCATCAACCTGGCGCTCGCCGGCGGCCTCTCCGTGGGCGACCTGAGCGGCGCCGGCATGACCCAGTTTGCGCAGACCTGGGATATCCCCGCGCCGGCCTGGCGCGCCCTGCAGCCGTACAACCGCGAGCTGGGAGTCTGGTGATGTTTGCCTCAAGCGTGCCCGCTGTGAAGGCGGCCCTCAAGACGCGCATCGAGGCGGCCCTCGTGGCTGCCAACCAGAGCGCCCTGGTATCCCGCGGCCACCCCTACCCGAAGGCCTGGGCAGGCCATACCGTCATCATAGGCCAGGCGACGATCGGCGAGCCCGATCGCACGGCCGCCGGCGCCCAGAAGAACGAGCGCTACGACCTCGAGCTGCTCATCAACGCGGCCGGCTCCGCCCAGGACGCCTACAGCGGTTTCGAGGACGCGGCCTTTGCCCTTCGAGACCTCATCGAGAGCGACCTGGACAGCTGGGACCCGCTGCCCTCCGGCACCTGGGGACACGTCCTCACCATCGAGGTCGGCGGCGGCTCGGACGCGGAGGGCATCGAGGAGGACCGCAAGGGCGCCCCCAAGAGCCGCGACGCCACCGTGACCCTGCATCTGCGGGTGGTCGCCCGGCTGGTGCGCTATGGCTAGGAAGCGGGCCGCGGGCCGCACGTTCGGCATGGCCGACTATGACATTAGCCTGGCCCTGGACGCGGAGCAGGTTCGGGCCCTCAAGCGCGCCATCTCGAGCGCCGACGCGGCCGCCCGCCGCGAGCTTCGGGCCGTCACCAAGGAGGCCGGCACGATCGTCCAGAAGGAGATCCAGAGCCGGACGCCCGTCTACTCCGGCGGCAGGAGCAAGTACCACAAGCCCGGCCAGCTGCTCAAGGCCACCAAGCTGAAGGTCGGCCGCCTCTCGGTGTCGGTCTACAACGACGCCAAGGCCGTGAGCCGGAAGTACCCCGGCGGATATCGCTACGGCAAGCGCATCGAGTTCGACCCCTCCTATGGCGACTTCGCCTTCTTCTATCCCGGCTGGGCGGCCGCCAAGGAGCGCGCGCGGGAGGCCTTCGACAAGGTCCTCAAGACCGCGTACGACACGTTCATGGGAGGAGGCACCGTATGACCCGGCCCCGCAGCACCGCCAAGACCCCGCAGGCGCCGGCGCTCGAGCCCTGGCAGCAGGAGTTGCTCGAGCAGACCGGCCGCCTGATCATCGCCGGTCGCCTCGTGACCGCGCCCACCCGCAGGAGCCTCGCCGAGCCGGCGACCGCCGAGCCGGCCGAAGAAACCGCACCGAAAGAAAGAGGTGAATGATGCCCGACCTTCTCGGCAAAAGGCACTGGCTCGGCGCGAAGCTTCAAGCCGTCGCCGGCACCCCGGAGGCCACCGTCTCGGTGTTCCTCGCAAGCACGAAGATCAAGATGGACGGCAACCGCGACCGGATCCAGCGCAAGGCCTCGCTGGCCACCGGCTACGAGCTGCCCGGAATCGCCGGCCCCTGGCACCCGACCGCCTCCTGCGACTGCGAGCTGCACGCCTCCCAGCCGCACCCGTTCTACTGGGCCCTGGGCGCCGTCAACACGACCACCCCCACGACCGGCGTCAAGCTGCACACCATCACCGAGGCCGACACCCCGGCGCGCCTCACACTCGAGGCCGACAAGGTCTACCAGCAAGACAAGCAGGGCGACGTCTACGTGAGCAAGTTCGAGCTGGGCTTCACCCCGGGCGAGATCGCCACGCTGGCGCTTGAGTTCATGGGGCTCAGCCATGACGACGACGCCACGCTCACGAGCGTCCCCACCTTCACCGACGACCCGCTCATCTGCAGCAAGGCCTCGGTGTCGATCGGCGGCGCCAAAGACTACACCGTGGAGAGCGGCAGCATCTCCTACAACGGCAACCTCGAGGAGAAGCCCGCGCTGACCGACCTGACCGAGTTCCAGGCGGCCCGGCTGCGCCGGAAGGAGGCCGCGGAGATAACCGCCAAGCTCGACTTTCTCGACTTCCCGAAGGCCTACCTGGCGGACATGCTGGCCGCGGAAAACTTCGCCCTGGTGCTTGAGCTGCTCGGCCCGGTCATCTCGGACACCTACCGCAAGCTGGTGCGCGTGACCCTGCCCTGCTGCCAGTTCACCGGTGGCCTGGACGAGGAAATCTCGGATGGCGTCATCACCGGCTCGGCCGAGATTACGGCCGTGTACGACGCCGTGACCCAGCGCCGCATCCTCATCGAGGCCCAGAACACGATCGCCAGCCTCACCGCCTAGTCCTGGCTCCAAACCCGCGACCCTTCGGAGGAGAAGCATGAAAGTAGTCGGCGACAACGACCTACAGGTATTCACCGACCCCGAGGGCGACACCCTCACCCTGCTCTGGAGCGTGCGCCAGCGCGACGTGGAGAAGGCCCAGGGCATCGCCGAGCGCGAGGCGCTCGACGCCCTCAAAGACCTGGGAATCTCCCTCGAGGAGGCCATGAACCAGGCCCGGCAGACGAGCCCCGAGGAGCAGGCCAAGGCCCGCGAGCGCATCAAGAAGCAGGCGCTCTCCCCGGACCTGCGCCGCTTCCACCTCGAGGCCATCGCCCGCGTGCTCACGATCGGCGGCGAGGGCTGCTCGGGCGAGGACATCCTCAAGGCCTACGACAACATGGACCCGGCCTCCGCGGCCTGGGTCGATGAGCAGGTGGCCTCCGTGTGGGACCGGGCCCTGCCCGATGATGCCTCGCGAGAGAGCACGCCGGCTGGCCTGGGTGGTCCTGACCAGCCGGAGCGGACCGCCTAAGAACCTCATGGCCAGGGAGCCGCACCTCGCTCGCCTCTGGTCCTCCTACCAGCTCTGCAGACACCTGACCTGCCTGCCCGAGGACGGCGGCCTGCTCGACCAGTCGGCCGAGTGGGTCGCCTTCGCCGGCATCTTTGCGGCCACCGAGGCCGACTACCAGAAAGCCCAGAACCACGGGAGGTGAAGCCGTGTCCGACAGCCGCACCCTTGAGATCATCCTCAAAGCCACCGACCGCACGGCTTCGGCTGTCAACTCGGCGTCCAGGAACTTCGGCGGCCTAGACGGCAAGCTCAAAGGCCTGGCCTCGGGCGCCACCGGCGCGCTGATCATCAGCAAGGTGGGCGACTACTGCACGGACGCCGCGCAGGCGGCCATGGAGGACGAGGCCTCCGCGGCCACGCTCGCCAACACCCTCCGCAACGTGACGGGCGCCACCGACGCCCAGATAGCCTCCATCGAGGACTACATCTTCAAGACCGAGATGGCCTCCGGCGCGGCCGATGACAAGCTGCGCCCGGCCTTCTCGAACCTCATGGTGGCCACCAAGGACGCGCAGAAGGCCCAGGACCTCATGACGATCGCCATGGACACGGCCCAGGGCAAGGGGCTCGACCTCGAGGCCGTCACCAAGGCCCTCGCCAAGGCCCAGGGCGGGAACGTCGCCGGCCTGCAAAAGCTCGGCGTGGCCACCAAGGACGCCTCCGGCAAGACGCTTTCCTACGAGCAGATCCTTAAGAACCTCGCCGACACCTACGGCGGCGCCGTGGCCGCGAACGCGGAGACGGCCGCCGGCAAGCAGACCCGCCTCACCGTGGGCATGGCCGAGTTCAAGGAGGGCATCGGCACCGCGCTCATGCCCGTGATGAACACGTTTCTCGATCTCGGCCAGAAGCTGCTCGGCTGGTTCAACAACCTGCCCGGCCCGGTCCAGAAGGTCATCACCATAGGCGGCCTCTTGGTCGCCGCGCTGGCCGGCGTGGCCATGGTCATCGGCCCGCTCATCCCGTTGGTCTCCGGCCTGGCCGCGGCCAACGTGGCGCTGCTCGGTCCGATCGCCGCAGTGGTCGCCGGCATCGGCGCCATCATCGCGATCGTGGTCCTGTGCATTAAGTACCACGAGGAGATTCTGGCTGCGCTCACCGTGGCCTGGAACGCAATCAAGGCAGCCTTCACCGCTGCCTGGGACGCCATCAAAGCGGTGTTCTGGGCGGGCATCAACTTCCTCCGCGACAACTGGCAGACCATCATGCAGGTCCTTTTGGCCATCGCCACCGGCGGCCTTTCCGCCCTGCTCGGTTTCATCATCAAGCACTGGGACGACATCAAGGCTGGCTTCTGGAAGATGGTCGACGCCATCAAGGCGGCCTGGTCCGCGGCCGTCGACTGGATAAAGGGCATCCCCGGCAAGATTCTCTCCGCCCTCGGCAACCTGGGCGGCCTGCTCGTCGACACCGGCAAGGCCGTCATCCAGGGTCTCTGGGACGGCGTCAAGTGGCTGTGGGAGAACGGCGTCAAGAGCTGGTTCAACATCAACCAGAAGGTCAAGGACTTTTTCGTTGGCGCCGGCACATGGCTCTACGACATCGGCAAGTCCATCATCCAGGGGCTCTGGAACGGGCTCAAGTCCATCTGGGAAAGCATTAAGTCCTGGTTCCTGGACAAGATCTCGTGGCTCAACGCGATTCTCCCGGAGAAGTGGGAGATCCATTCCCCGTCGGCCCTCTTCTTCCGCCATGGCGCGATGCTCATGGAGGGTCTGCGCCGCGGGCTCGAGCAGGGCGGCGACGACGTGTCCGAGCAGATGGACCGCGTCGCCGGCATGGCCGGCAACTTCGGCAGCGACTTCTCGACCAGCTTTAGCCTGGCCGGCGCCGGCGGAGGCGGGACCACCATCCATATCGGCAGCATCACGATCGACCGCGGCGCGATAAGCGACCTCGACGGCCTCATGGAGAGCATCCAGAAGGCCGCACGCCTGAGAGGGGAGGCCTAGCATGGGCGGCACCGTCACCAAGACCGCCACCGTCATGACGTGCGTGCGGAACGGCTACACGACCACGCCGACCGGCCACGCCTACGGCGGTCCTGGCCCCTCGCCCAACTACAACAACAGCGAGTACATGACCTTCCCGAGCTTCGCCCTGCCGGCCGGCTCGGTCATCGATTCCGCCTCCATGCACTGGGACATGGTCGACTGGGACTGGCAGGCCGCGGTCACGGTCAGCGTGGCCGCCGCGACCGGCGCGGGCACGCCGACGAACCAGTACGCCACCAAGGGCACGGCCGATACGACAGCGGTCGCCGCTGCCACTCTCGAGGACACCTACAACGCGACCAACGCGGCTCGCCGCATGTGGCAGGACCAGACCTGGTGGCTCAAGGTCTACGCGCCCAACGGCGAGAACCGCAAGAACATGTCGTCCGCCAAGGCGATCCTCACCCTCAACTACACCGCCCCGCCGGACGACCCGACCCTGGGCACGGTCACCCGCGACAGCCCGACGCAGTGCACCCTCAACTGGACGAACAACGCCTCGACCGAGGCGCCCTACACCGCGCTTGAGGTGTGGCGGAACGAAAACGGCGGAGCCTTTGCGCTTCTTGCGTCCAAGAGCCCCACCACCCTGACCCAGCACGTCGACACGACCTGCGCGGCCGGCAACAGCTACCAGTACTTCGTCAAGGCCACCAACGCCGCCGGCGCCGGCCTGAGCGCGACCAGCGCCATGCTCTACGCGATCCCGACCGCGCCCTCGAGCGTGGCCAACCACCGCGAGAGCACGACGACGAACCACGTCACCTGGACGGACAACCCGACGACCGGCGCGCCGTATGACCACCTCGAGGTAGAGCGCACAACGAACGGCACCGTCTGGGCCTCCGTCGACGCTGCCGTGAGCGGCACGGCCACCAGCCTGATCGACGCCGCGAGCGTCTCCGACACGACCGGATATAAGTACCGCGTGCGGGCCGTGGGCCCGGGCGGCACTTCGAGCTGGGGAACGGCCGCGGACTACACCGAGGTCAAGCCGGCCGCGCCCACCATCGGCGCCTCCAACCGCGTGAGCGACAGCCAGGCCACGATTGCCTGGACGAACAGCGGTGCCGCCGGGCCCTATGAAACCCTGGCCGTGGAGCGGCGGACGGACGGCGGGTCCTGGGTCCAGGTTGCCACTGTGGCCACCTCGGCCACGAGCTACACCGACACGACCGTGGCCGCCAACCACGCCTACGGCTACCGCATCAAGGCCTCGAACACGGCCGGCTCGGCCACCTCCGCCGGCTCGGCCACCGTCTACAACACCCCCGCCGCGCCCACCGGCGTCACGGCCACCAAGACCGGCGCCAGCGCGGTCACGATCGACTGGACGGACGCCTCGAGCACGGAGAGCAACTTCGAGGTCCAGCGCAACGTCGACGGCGGCGCCTTCTCCGCGATCGGCACCGTCTCCGCCGGCGTGACCACCTACAACGACGCCAGCGCCCCAGGCGGCACGCTCACCTACAAGGTGCGCGCCTACCGCGGCAGCCTCTCCGCTCTCTCGGCCGCCTCCAACAGCGTGACCACCACGCAGCCGCCGGCGGCCCCGACCATCACGAGCGCCTGGGGCCCCCACAAGCCCACCGGTACGACCCTGCGGATCAGCTGGCAGCACAACACCCTGGACGGCTCTGCGCAGAGCCAGGCGGACGTGGTCTATAACGTCGGCGCCGGCGACGTCACCCAGAATGTAAGCGGCGCGACGAGCTACTACGACATCAACATCACCGGCAAGGCGGCCACACAGGCGGTCACCGGCAAGGTCCGCACCTACGGCCTCCACGCGAGTCCGGGCCCCTACAGCGCCCTGCAGTCGACCACGCTGGCCGACAATCCGGCCTGCAACATCACCACGCCGGCGGCCGACGATACGACCGTCACCGATGCGCCGCTCGTGGCGGCCTGGTCCTACATGGACGAGTTCGCCCAGGCCGGCTGGACGCTCCGCCTGCTCGACGCTGGCGGCGCCACGCTCAAGACCTGGACCGGCACGACCGAGACGAGCCAGAGCATCCCAATCGCCGACCTGCCCGACGACTCCAGTTACAGCCTGGCCCTCGAGGTGCGCTCCGGCTCCGGATTTACCGCCACCGCCACGCGGACCTTCGACACCGACTACTTCGGGCCCACGGCTCCGACGATCGCCGCCACCTTCGACCCCGTCAACCTCTCCGCGAGCATCACGGCCGCGGCCGGCGCGACCGGCGGACTGCCGGCCACCAACCACCTGGTCCTGCTCCGCATCGACAGCCACCTCGGCGTGACCGACACGGTCATCCTGGCCGACCCCTTCACCGGCGGCAGCTACCTGACCGACTTCGTGCCGCGGCTCGACCAGACCGTCACCTACCGCGTGCTGGCCGTGGCCGCGAACGGCGCCTACTCGAGCGCCGACGCCCAGATCCAGACACCGGCAAACGGAGCGGTCGCCCTCAACTTCGGCGCCGGCTATGCGCAGCTCCTCACCCTGCAGTGGGATGCCCAGGTCGGCCGCGATCGCGAGGACGACTCCGAGACGTTCACCTTCGCCGGCCGGCCTGACCCGGTCACCTACACCGGCGAGCACACCAAGGAGGTCATCTCGGTGAGCGCCACCATCCTGGACGCCACTAACGCCGCCGCCCTCGAGGCCCTGGGCGAGTGGCGCCGGACCTGCACCTACCGCCAGCCCGGCGGCCGGCGCATGCACATCAAGGTCAAGAAGATCGGCGACAAGCTGGGTGGCACGACCGACAGCTTCGAGGCCTCCCTCGACCTGCTCAAGGTGGAGTGACGCCATGGCTATCGACTGGTCCATCGGGCGCCTCGGCGTCTTCCGCTTCTTCCGGGTCGCCTACAGCGGCCGCCAGGAGCTGGAGGAGCTGACCACCATCCAGGCCGGCGGCCGCATCACCCGCAACCTCGGCGCGGACCTCAAGGAGGAGGGCAAGCTGCCCTGTGTGGAGCTGCCCTCCCTCGGCGACGACCTGATCCGCATCTACTACGTGGTCCAGGACGACGCCGGCAGCGAGGAGGCCATCGCCCTCGCCACCATGCACGCGGTCAAGCCCAAGGCCGACTACACGGCCGCCGCGGAGACGGCCGAGCTTAACCTCATGTCCGCCCTGCTCACCTTGCAGCAGGCCAAGCTGAGCACCAGCCTGACCATCGAGGCCGGCACCGTGGCGGTCGACGCGGCCGCGGCGATATGCACTGCCCTCGGCCTGCCCTACGTGGCCTCGGCCTCGACCCGGGCCCTGACTTCCGACGCCTCCTGGAACGCCGGCGAGACCCGGCTCAAGGTGGTCAACTACCTGCTCGACTTCGCCGGCTTTTGGAGCGCCGGCGTGGACGGCTGGGGACGCGTGGTCTTCGCCCCGTATGAGGACCCGCGCCGACGCGCGCCGGTCTGGACCTTCGAGGAGGGCCCGCGCTGCATCTTCGAGCCAGCCGCCTTCATTGAAACCGACGCCTGGGACGTGCCCAACGTGTGCGTGCTCACTTCCTCGAGCCCCACCGCGGCTCTCTCCGGTAGCTACACCAACGACGACCCCGCCTCGGCCTACTCGACCGTCACCCGCGGCCGGGAGATCACCCTGGCGGAAACGGTGGACGACGCGATCGACGCGGCCGACCTGAACACCCGGGCGGAGAAGCGCCTCATGCTGGCCACCTCCGCCACCGAGCGGCTCGAGATCCGTCACGCCTACGCGCCGGTCACGATCGGCGACGTGGTCGACTTCGGCTGGAACACCCGCGGCCTGGCCATGCGCTCGGCAATCCAGTCGCAGGACCTGACCCTCACGCCGGCCCTGCCCATTAAGAGCCTGAGTAAGCGAGTGTGGGCATGATGGACGACCTGGTAAACAGGATCCTCAACGCCGGCATCCTTCGCCCGCCGGCTCCGCCGCGCGACAGCTTCATCTTCGGCACCGTCTCCGGTACGCCGGTCGTCGGCATCGTGCCCGTCGTCCTCGACGGCGACACCGGCGCCACCAACTGCGCGGAGGGAGTCGTCTGCGCCGACGGCGACCGCGTCCGCACCTGCCTGCTGGGCCGGGCCCGGATGGTCGACTTGAACCTGACCACGCCGGCCGGCGCCGGCAGCGCCATGACGGCCGCAGATATCCTGACCGCCCTTCTGACCGTCGACGGGGCCGGAAGCGGCCTGGATGCGGACAAGCTGGACGGCAACCAAGCAGCCGCGTTCCTTCTCGCGTCCGCCTACACCGCTGCGGACGTGAAAGCCAAGCTCCTCACCGTGGACGGCACGGGCAGCACCATAGACTCGGACCTGCTCGACGGGTCGCATGCGAGCGCGTTCGCTACGGCCGCCCAGGGCGCCCTGGCCGACGCGGCGCTGCCCGCCGCGGGCTACACCGCCGCGGACGTGAAAGCGAAGTTGCTGACCGTAGACGGCGCGGGGAGCACGATCGACGCGGACCTGTTAGACGGCAACCACGCTACTGCCTTCGCCGCGGAGACAGCGTCTACCATCGGCGCCCTGACCGCCGCCGCCACCACCAAGGCTACGCCGGTAGACGCTGACGATATCGGCCTGGCGGACAGCGCCGCCGGAAACGTTCTTAAGGCCCTCTCCTGGGCGAACTTGAAGGCGACGCTGAAGACGTACTTCGACGGCCTCTATGTGAGTGACACGTACATGCCTACCAAGATAGCCACGGGCAGCGTGACGCTCGGCAGCGCAAGTTGGGCGACGGGCATCAGCTTCGGCATCACCTTCTCAAGCGCGCCCAAGGTCATCGTCAGCCCCGTGACCAGCACTAGCGGCGTCATCGCCCCCAAGACGAACAGCATCACCACAACATCGTTCTCAGCCACCATCGGCGGCTCGGGCTTTTCGAGCATCGTCTGCCATTGGGTGGCGATTGGCAACTAGGCCCGCCGTGGCCGGAAAGGAGGCGCCAATGAAGAAGACGGAGGGACAGAGAGAGCCGAGGATATCGGGCGCCGCCGGCGCCCCTTTTGTTGCCCTGGCCTGGTTGGTCATCCGGAGACACCCGCCGTGGGTGGAGGCCTACGAGCGACCGAGCCGGGCTGCCCGCCTGCTCAGCGAGCACGACCACGCCTGCCTGCTGGGGAATAGGAGGCGGCCGTGAGTATTCCGGACTGGGCAGCCATCATCGGCTGGTGCGTTGCCGGCCTCATCGGCTTCACCGGAGCGGTAGCGGTCCTCAGATCCCGCTATCGCGTCGCCACCGACAACGAGAGGGAGAAGTACATCGGCGCCCTCGAGGCCCGCAACAAGCTCCTTGAGGACGAAAACGCCCGCACCCGCGAAGAGATGAGGGCCCTCGAGAAGGAGCACCACGAGCTACGCGGGCAATTCCGCTTCTTGTCGCAACTCGTCCTGGGCAAGTGCCCGCTTGCGGAGATCGACCCGGACACCGGCGCCTGCATCCACTGCGAGATGAAGCTGCCCTGTAGCACCGCACCACAAGGAGGGATAACGTGACCACCAAAGCAGACAAGTACCGTGAAGCCGCCTTCAAGATGGTCGGCGACCCCTACGGCCTCGGCTACGAGGGCAACCCCGACGACGTCGCCGATCCCAAATACGACGTCTACGACGCGCCCGGGTCGAACCCCAAGCTTGGCGATTGCTCGGGCGACGTCTGGTCGGCCCTGATCTATGCTGGCGCCTTCCTGGACGGGACACCCGTGGACAAGGGCGACCGCCGGACCGCGAACGGCTGGTATCACAAGGGCGCGCCGATCGCTCAGCCGGCCAAGGTCGGCGACCAAGGGTTCCTGGTCAACTCAGACGACCATGCCTACCACATGTTCACCTACATCGGCCTCGGTCAGGTCTTCGAGATGGGCTACAACCATCAGGCCCGCGTCACGACGGTCTCAAACGAGAACGCCCGCGGAGCCAAGTGGCGTCGGCAGAACCTTGACCTGGGGGAGCTGACCACAGAGCCGGTCGCCGGCACGATCGCCGTGCCCATCTGGCCGCTCCTGTACAAGGGCGTCCACTCGAGCGACCCGGTCCGCCAGCGCGTGATCGCCGCAGCGGTCCACGACTACAAGACCGTCATGAACCGGATCCAGGCCGCCGGCCTGCACCCGGACGACGACGACTACCTCGACCGCTGCGTGGCGGCCACCAAGAAGTTCCAGAGCAATCCGGGGCACCTGGACGCAGACGACAAGACGCTGACAATCGACGGCGAGGTCGGCCCCAAGACCCGGTACGCGATCGCCGTCGCCCTGAGCGGGCTGTAACCAAGCCGGCGCGAGTCGGGGGAGAGGAGGAGTGATGGAACAATACATAGCCGTGTGGACGATCGTCACCGGCCTGATAGCCACCTTCGTGGTGGGCCTGCTCACCAGGCAGAGCTGGGCGGATTGGATCAAGGTCGCCGTCGCTGGCCTCGTGGCTGTCGCCCTGGCCTTTGCGCAGCTCGCCATCTTCGGAGACCCGACCTGGAGTTGGGAGAATTTCTGGCCCATCGCCGTGGCCGTGTTTGCCTTTGCGAAGGTTTGGTACACGGCCATCGCTTGGAAGGTCCCTGGGCTCAAAGCCTGGTGGGAGCGCCATGGACTGAAGGACAATCCACCCACCCAGTGACTGAGCAGGCGATCCTTCCGTCTCGTGGGCGCCGGCAAACCCCTCCCGCGGCGCCTACAGGCGGGGCGGCAGCCTGTTTGCTTCTCGAGCCTGAGATAGAAACTTGGTGACAGTCGCCATCAGTCTATTGGCGGTCACCGCCAAGCATTGCCGGGCTATCAGGCGCTGTTCGTCGAAACCCCGCACCGCATCTCCCGTTTGTCCAATCGACCTGATAATGTGGCCGTCATCTGCGAGTGCTACGTGCGTGGCATCTCCACGCGCCGGGTGGACGGGCTAGTGAAAACCCCGGGCATGGAGGGCGTCTCGAAAAGCCAGGTCTCGGCGCTCGCCAAGACCCTTGACACCGAAGTGGCCGCCTTTCAGTCCCGGCCCTTGGACGGCGCCGCTATCCTTCGTGCGCTTGGCGTTGTAGGATGAAGCGCGACCAGCCCGTCGCATTCGGGATGGGTCCGGCGGGAAGGTTGATTCGCGGGCAGTATGTGGTAATCTACAGACAGAGGTTGGGAACTGCGTAGCGGGTCCCAACCCTATTATTTTGGCAGGATCACCAGCCCCGTACCCGTGTAGCTCCCGCTGCGACGACCACGTCTGAACTTGGCTTCAATGATTCGGAAATCCCTCTGGGAGGGTTTCCCGAGAACGAATCGACCAATCGGACTGACCACAAGATCGGCCAGTTGAAGGCCTGCAATGTTCTGGTCTTTCGGGCGAAGCAACAAGTCTCGCACTCGTTTCTCGATCTGGGCCCCTTGGAGGTAGTAGGTTCCGCCCACTCGCAGTTGGAGCCAGGCGAGTTCGAGTTGATGATCGAGGGTACGGTTCCTCTGCTCGGCCACGATCAGACCACCGTGCCTTACGTCACCTACCTCGAAACAGAGTCTCTCGACGAGGATATTCAGGCTCAACACGTACGGATCCAAGGCCTCCAGGCCGTACCGAGCAAGATGCTCCTCCTTCCGGATGGCGCAGGCAACGACCGTATAGTCGAGCGACGACATGAGCGCGTTGAGGTGTTCGTAGAAACGCTGGCGGAATGCAGGGTCACTCAGCCGTTCGAACCCGTTGCGGTTCCTGGCGATGTCCGCGGTGTGCAGCACGAGATCCGCTCTTCCGAACAGGTCCAGTTTAAGCTGCGACAGCCGTTGCTCCAGTTCCGTCTTCGCGTAGTCCAGGTCAACGATGACGCCCCCCAATACAAACACCGGGTACTGGGGGTCGATCACATCGAGGCTGTGATCACCGGACTCATCAAGGAAGAGGACCTTCATGGTTACGGATAGTACCCTATGGCGCGCACGTGGCCGTCCCATTCCTCATGCCGTCGTCCACGCGTGAGGGTGTCCGGAGTTGCCGTCTCCATCTGCCCTCGGCACATGGCTGGGGGACATCGCCATGGATACGAAGCTGTAAAGTCCTGTTTGCCGGGGGCCTAGAATGCAGGGGAGTGCCGCAGTGAGTGTTCCGTTTGAGAGAGGAAACGGATGAACGAGTGGACAGTTACCGCCGGTGTTGCGCATCGATGGGAAAGCGAATTCCAGCTGCACCACAGTCACAGTCCGCGACAATGGCCGCTACCTAGTCCCAGCCCTCGATGACCACATGCCGTGGCTACAGCGATCAAGCAACTGTGCGGCAATGTAAAGGAAACCCGGCTCCCCGGCGTGTTAAGAGACGACGAAGCCAAACGACAGGGAGAGCCTGATCGCCGTACGTGCTGTCAACGCGGAGGATCGTCGGGTAGCACCCGGGCCGTGCCGCGCCCCGGTCACCCCTGAGCTGCTCTTCCACCGCCATTACCGGGGTCTGGTTCGTGCGCTTTCCGTCACCTCCGGCAGCCCCGAATTGGCAGCCGACGCAGTGCAGGACGCCTTTGTTGCGCTGTGCACCAGATGGGAGAAGATCGTTTGTTACGAGAAGCCGGAGGCATGGCTCATGCGAGTGGCGGTCAACAGGGTCAGGAGCGAGCAGCGATCGCTTCGGCGCCGGGCAGCGGCTCTCTTGCGGATCCAAGAGCGGGACCTCGAAACATCCGAGGGCCCTGTTCCCACAATTATTGCCGAAGCCTTCCGCCGCCTTCCCGCCCGTCAACGCCTGGCCTGCTCGCTCTTCTACTTGCTCGATCTTTCGACCACGGAAGTTGCCGAGGTGATGGGGATTTCTGAAGGGGCTACAGCAGCACATCTTCATCGGGCTCGAGAGACCTTGCGGCCCATGCTGGAGGATCAGAGGTGAGCGAATCCGACGCGCTTAGAGAACTACTCCATCAAATGGCTCCCACTGTCGACGATTCAGGAGTTTGGGAACTCGTCCGGGAGCGCGCCTCTTGCCAGCGTAGGTCTGTCCGCCGCTCTGTCCTGCCAGGCGACGATTCAGAAGCCTGGGAAGTCCTTCCGAGGCGCGCCTCTCGTCAGCGTAGGTCTGTCCGCAGATACGTCCTGCCCATCGCGGTCGCCGTTGTTCTCGTCGGGGCAACGGTTTTCGGATTACTGGAACTGGCCTCGGTTCTGCAGAAGCAGCAACCAATCATCGTGTTTGGGGACCCGACGAGCTTGTCAGATATTCCATCGGTTCAAGAAGCACAGATAAGTCAGCGTCTGAAGGATGCGGGCGTAGAGGTGTCCGCTGTCCATATCCAGGATGACACCATGAGAATCACGTACGCCATAAGCCCAACCAATGAGGCTAACCGTCTGGAAAACGTGCTGAAATACGACCTTATCGTGAGGCTTGCCGCAGAAGCAGGGATGACCTCGCTTGAGGAGGACCGCGTAGTGGATGGCAAAGTGGTCTCGCCTCCCCCCAAGCCGGTGCGCTACCATCCGGCCACACACCTGCCCCCAGCCGAGGCCGAGGAGGCACTCGTTGCCTGGGTCAAGCAGGTCGAGAGTGCAACTGGTGTTGATGCCACGTGGAACATCAGGGGTAACGAGTGGCGCCTTGATGTGAGCCTTGTCGGTGCGGCAGAGGGTCTCAGGCAAGCGTCTGAGCAGCTTCTGGGCGGAGGCTCGCTTCTTCATGATCAGGGGGCGTTGGATCTGATCACAGTCGTTGCACGGAACGAAAAGGGGGTGACGATGTTCGAGGGGGCGGGCGATTTCGTGGTAGGGAGCACATACCGGGTCTATGCCGCCCCAGAATTCTCAGTTGACTGACAGACCTTGGGTCGACGCGTTACGCTGGCGTACTCGCAGCAATGGGATATGCGGCCCTTGGGTCCGTTGTGGGCTTGAAAGGGGGTGTGCCAACGATAGACCTGCAAGAGTGAGGATACGCCCGGTCGAGATCGCTTTCCGGAATACCGGCTCTCTCGGCTTTCCAAACAGTGACCACGCCACGGCGTCCTCCCACCTAGCCCCAGTCTGACGTGCCGTCGGACATCGCGCGTCCGCTAGCTCTCCAGGCATATGAAGATGGGGGTCGGTGAAGCCACACATCAACACGGTTTGCAGCGGGGGTGAACATGCACATTCGGTTCCACAAGATGGTGTTCCTTCTCCTTGCGGTGACTGTACTGTTCGTAACCCGTTCAACCTGTACCCGTACTACGCGTTTACCTGGAAGACAACTAGCTGGTAATGGAGGAGAGGGAACAGTGAGACGCATACACAGGAAAGTGCTCTTTGTAGTCGCGGCTTGTGTCTTGGCCGCCGGTGGGGTTGCAGGTGGACTTCTGGGCTCCCAACAGTCAGAAGCGGCGCCTGCGACCAGCGCTTCGGTGGGCACGCAGTTGCTCGCGGATCTCAATCAGTCCGGGCTTAGCGTAGAGTCGGCATCCGTCTCGGATGGGACTCTCGCTGTGGCCTTCGCGGAAGAGCCCAGGACCGCCGAGAATGCGATTGACCGCATTGTCCGGCTAGTCAAGCTTCAGCGGGCTGCGGCCAATAATGGCTTCAACGATCTGTCCTACTCTGTCACGATAGGAGATGAGACGTACCGTGAGCGGGTGCGGCTGCGTCTCCACCCCGTCGCTTCTGAGGCTGCTGATCAATCAAACGCGGATATCAGGGGGTGGCTCGAGCGAGTAGAGAGCCTATCAGGGGTCAAAACGGCTTTCTCTGTCACCTCTGGTCGAGTAGATGTGCATGCGGTCGGGTCAGTGGACCAGGTCTCGGCGTCTATAGAACATTTCATGAACGGTGGTGATGTGCTGTATGCGAAGGGGGCCTTCGATCTGCTCACGGTTAGAGCAGAGACGCCCGCAGGCGTGGTTCTCTTTAACGGCGTTGGCGACTATCTCCTTGGAACAACCTATGCGGCGTACGTTGCACCCGGGCTTACGGTCGATTGGTGAACGAGCCGCACTGTCTGTCGTCGTTCTGACGGCTGGTGCCTAAGCGTACTTAGCCTTAGTTCTGCCTCCTGCGGGTTTTGCGCCCAATTCTAGGGGCCGCCTCTCAGCGGCCCTTCTTCGTCCGGACTCACGCGACCACCAATGCGGACGGACGTCGGGAAGGGGGCCGGAAGTGCTGTACTCAATTCAAGGCAGGCCCCCGCTACCTGGTCAAGCACACCACTAGTCCCGGGACGCCCCTCGGAGGCGTAATCAGGCAGCGATAATGGCCCACGCGGGGAAATCCGTAGGGAAGACTATGTCCCCTGTGGGTTTAGGGCGGGATCCCGCCACCTAGCGGCTTGTTCTTACCGGCAAGTAGGCACTTTTTTGGCCCTTAGAGCCGATTTGAACCGGGGACGGCTGCCAGATGCGGCGGCGCCCGCGCGATGAGGTAATGCCCGCGAGCTTCTCGCTGCCAAGGGATGCACTAGGCGGTCTGCGAACAATCGCTTGAGGCGGTCTGCCCAGTTCTGCAACAGAGAGCCGGGAGGAAGTGATCGGCACGATCGCGGACATGCAGGACGTTGGAGAGAAACGTGGCATGTTCCGCCAGGCCGTGTCACTCGGCTACAACGGTAACCGCCTGCGGTGGCTCCGCGCCACCTGTAGGTCGGTGAGCCAGACCCTGCGGCAGGGCATGGCCTGGGGCGTGTTGCTCCTCATCGTCTGGCAGGCCGGCTTGGGGGTCTACGAGTTGGTGAAGTCTCTTTGGCTGCCTTGGGCGCGGCCTTCCCTCCTTCAGATCGCGCTGGTCATCGGCTGGCTAGCCGTGTTCGGCCTACTTGTATCTGGGCGGCGCCGGTGGGGGCTGCCCCTGCTCGGACTCGTTCTGGCCGGTTTCATCACTCGCGAAGTTGTGTTCTCCCTGAGTTATGGCGGCCACTTCTCCTAGCCGTTCACACTCAACTTCTTCTTGCCGATTCTCCTGCCCCTGCTGTGCGGCTTCGTTTGGCCCGATCGTCCGGTCCGGTTCTCGCGGCCTCTTATCGCGGCGATCCTGATTGCGGCAGTGGCCATCACCGTCGCCCGGGTCGCCTTCTGGAACGTCGGGTTCGACTCACTCTGGTACGGCTATGCATGGTGGGGGATTCAGGTCGCCCTCTGTTTCATAGCAGCGGTGTTCGCGATCCTTGTGAGCCTCTCCGACCCCAGATGGGCCATAGCCGGGATGGTGGTCGCCTTCCAGCCGGTGATCAGGGAGGTCATTGCGGAGAGTGCTGGAGGCCGCCTCTCCGGTGCCCTCCTGTTCGTAGCTCTTGTCCCGATCGTGGCCCTGGTGCTCGCGTTCCGGGCCCGCCGCCTGGCCGTTCCTCGTCGGGGCTGACAACCGGCCACCGGCCCGCGGCGTGCCCTCGGGGCCCTCTCAAACGCCCGCAAATTCGGCAATTCCGTCTGTTCTAGGCCGTGACCAGCCGGAAGGAAATGTCGGCAGACCATACAAGTCCGGGTCCCGCCACTTAGTGAAGAGAACTCCCTGCAAACAGGCATGGTTTATTCTCAGACCCCGCCCTGAACCGGGGATATGACTGCAAGAAAGACGTTCGTCTTCTTCCCCTCTTCCCCTCCCCTTACGCGACGCTGGTCCACCAGCGAAGAGCACATGGCGAGCGACTTGTTTGCCGGACCTGAAATCCTCCGGCTCGTTGCGGACATTGGAATATGAGAGCATCCGCGACGACAAGGAGGAAGATGGAGCATGACTTTGACACGCGGGAGGGCACCTTCAACGCCCTCTACGACGCCCACTATGAGGCGGTGCGGGCGTACGCCTGGCGGCGAGATTCGGTCTTAGCGGATGACATCGTGGCCGAGACATTCCTCGTCGCCTGGAAGCGCCTGGACGACGTTCCAGGCGACGCGGCTTTGCCCTGGCTGCTCGCCGTGGCCCGCAACACGCATCTGAACATCCAGAGAGGCGAGCGCCGGCGCCGCGAGCGGGAGGCGGCCGCGGCGTTCACATGGTCCGGAGGCGAGGAAGAACCGCATCCTGACGTTCCCACCGGCGACGACAGCCGAGTGCTGCAGCTTCTTCAGCGCCTGCCCGAGGCCGACCGGGAGGTCCTCCTCCTTGTAGCGTGGGAAGGGCTGGATCGGTCCGCCATCGCTCAAGTGCTCGGCTGTTCCCGCGCCAATGTGGCTCTGCGACTGCACCGGGCGCGGCGGAGGTTTCGAACGCTCCTGGCGGAGGCCGGTGCGGAGCAGCCGGCCGCTGTCGGCACTCCCGCAGCAGTCGACCATCATTCTCGTTTGGTAGCCGGAGGTTTCCAGCATGACTGATCAACTTATAGGGACAATCAGGGCGGTTGATCCCGCGCGCACCATGCCGCCGGCATCTTCCGCAGCGCGGGAAGCGACCCGGGAGAGCATCCTAGCCACTCCAGCCGATGACCGGCAGAGCCGTCCACTTGCCGGCCCGCGCGGCTCCCGCAGTCGCCGGCTGGCTCTAGTGGCCGTTGCCGCCGCCTTGCTGGTCGTGGCGATCCCCGCAGGGGCCTGGGCGTATTTCTCGTACTTCAACGACCGGCCGACAGTCATGGCCGAGTTCCACGCGGCGCAGCAGCAGATGCCGTTGCCGTCCGGAGCCACTTGGACCGAGCCCGATCTGCCCGCGGACGCGGTCTTCGGCAGCAGACTCGGCTACATCGCCGCTTGGGGCCAGTCCTGGAATGCCTGGCTGCGAGAATGGGTGGGTGCACATGACGTGGGTGACCTCAGCCGGCAGCAGGCGGCTGCGGCAGCGGTGCAACGCCTGATCACCCTAATGCCGATCCACAAGGACGGAGACCCGGAAGAAGCCGGGGGCTTCGTCAAGGAGTCGGTGACCTTCCTCCAAAACATTGTGGACAAGGCGAGGCAGGGCGACTTCTCCGCGATAGAGGAGTATCTGCAAGCGAATCCCTGAGCCGGACGCCCCGGGTCGGCACCACGAAGAGGGCCGCCATCAGGCGGCCCTCTTCGTCTGGGGCAGGCCGGGCCTTGGGTGTGGGCGGCCGGTTGGAGTCCGGCTGCTCCTAGTGACGATTTCCGCCCCCACATTGACTCAAGTTAGCAGATTTGCTAACCTGGCGTTGTGTCGTACACCGTCGACTATTTCAACCAGCAGGTTCTCGATGAGGTCGAATCGTGGCCCGTAGATATCCTTGCCGACTACGCCCGGCTTGTCGAACTCCTGATCGAGTTCGGGCCGGCACTTCGGATGCCGCACAGCCGAGCGTTGGGAAGCGGGCTCTTCGAGCTTCGACCTCGAGGACGAGAAGGCATCGGCCGAGCCCTGTACTGCTTCGTGGTAGGGCAGCGGATCGTGGTACTGCACGCATTGATTAAGAAGACCCAGGTGACGAACCAGGCCGATATTGCCATCGCTCGCCGAAGGATGAAGGAGGTACGTAGTGGCTAAGAACGACTACAACCCGGTCCCTCATGATCACGAAGCGTTCCTCGAGCGGGCGCTCCAGCGGAAGGGCTTCGGCGAGGCGTACGCGGGACTCGAGAACGAATACCGACTCATTCGCGAACTCCTGGCGGCGCGTCTCGAGGCTGGCCTCACCCAGGAGGAGGTTGCTGCCTGCATGGGCACGACCAAGAGCGCCGTCTCGCGTCTGGAGGCGGCCGGAAAGAACTCTCCCTCCGTTGCGACTCTTACCCGATATGCCAAGGCCGTTGGCTGCGAGGTGGAGATCAAGCTTGTTCCGAAGACTCGTAAGAAAGGCCGACGTCGGTCGAGGCAACCTCTCTGCACCGAGTAGGTGGGCCGTGCTGGTTTCGCTGATGAGAACCCGGTAACAGGCTCCGGCCTCATTGGAATCACCTCCGCTAGACCCGCCCGAGGAACGAAAACCCTCGAATTCTGTCCCCCATCCGTTCGCTCCCGGGTCCCGCCACCTCGGTACCTACACACATGCCCGTCGTAACCCAGCCCCGATCCACGAAGAAGGCCAGTCCGCGAGCGGCCGGGCGAAATCGGACAGCGCCGTGGGTGGCATCGCTCCCGCGGGACCGTACCACGTGCCGCGTCGTGCGCTCCGTCACACCACGTTCGTCTCCTCGACCCCCTCTCACTGTTACGCGACGTCCGGGGACGCTACCCGCCCTCGACAATGCGGAGGTCTTGGTGCATGGGCTTGCACGAGTAGTTTCCTGACTCGTTTCTGAATCTCAGTTCCCCGCACGCACGGCGTTCTTCCTGCGCGCGATCGGAGCCGGCGAGCCCTTCTAATGCCTGAGTTCGAGCGCGTTCCACAGCATCTGCGCGGCTTCCCCCCGGCTGCAGGCCGCCCGAGCATCCCAGGGCTGCAGCCAGTCGATGGTGCTCGACAAGAGGTCGTTGGCGTAAGCCATGCGCAGGTTCTCCAGATGCGGCGGCTCCCAGTAGTACGCGCCCGGCGCTTGCCCGGAGATGTCCTTGAGCAGTCCCGGCTCGAAGACGTCGAGCGCCCGAACCAAGAGAGTGACCGCCTGGGCGCGCGTCACCGGGGCGTAGGGGTCGAAGCGGGTCGCCGTCTTGCCCTTGATCACGCCCGAGGTGGTGAGAGCGGCCACATATTCGTGGGGGTAGAGGTTGGCGGGATCGTTCGCGCCCAGATCGGTGAAGGCCGAGGTCATGGTCTCGGACACCGGGATGTCGAACGTCTCGCAGATCATCTTGGCGAACTGCGCCCGGAGGAGAGGCTCCTCCGGGCGGAACGCCCGGCCCTCCCCGGCCGGGTAGCCCGTTGCGATGCCCTGCTCGTTCATGCCCAGGATGGCCGTGCGGAAGCGATACTGCCCCGGAACGTCGGCGAAGGGATCGACGAAGGCCACCGGCGCCGTGGCCATCATGAACCGGTCCGCAGGCTCGGGCACCCCGGTCTCCATCGAAGACCAATGCTTCCACCAGACGACGGTGCGGTCGTTCACCAAGGCGAGCTGGTCCATCCAGACGCGGTTGGAAGAGAGCTGGGTGGTCTGGCCGGTCAGGAGATCGCGGGCCATGATCTCCGACTCAAGCTCGCCGCCCCGCTCCCACACCACCAGGCCGGCGGAGATCTCGGGCGTGAAGTTGAGGAACTCGTTCCGGCTGACGTCGCTCAGCCGCTCGGTGTCGGCGTCGTAGGCCCATATCTCGCGCAGCGGGAACGGCAGCGGTGAGACGGCCGGTCTCTGCTCCTGCTCCCAGACCACGAAACGCCCGTCGGTCTTGGGGTAGGTGCGGAAGATGGGAGCGGAGGTCACGAGAGTGGTTTCGCCTGTTGACAGCCGATGGATGAAGATGCGGATGTGAGCGTGCTCGTAGGCGGCCGTCTCGTCGGCCTGGGACCAGGTGAGGAGGTCGCCCTCAAGATCCACGTGCTCGGTCGCCCTCGGGGTGCGTCCCAGTTCCCGGTGCTCGCCGGTGGCAAGATCGTAGAGCGCCACCCGCGCGTCTTCCTCCGGCACGGATTCCACGTAGGCCAGGTGAGTGGTCGTGAGGTCGAAGGCCTTGTCGCCCTCGTTGGTACTCACGCCGGTGATGACGGCGTCGCTGATACGGACGACCGCGCCGGTGCTCAAATGCTTAAGGTAGAGCGCAGGCTGCACCCCAGCGCCTCCGGGGTAGGGATCGTACTGCACCCAGGCCAGGTAGTCGCCGGCCAGCATGAGGCGGGAATCCAAAGCCACCTTGGCCGTCACGAGAGCGCGCGCCGGCTCTTCACCGGCGAGGTCCTTGAGCCAGATGGTGCTGTCGCCCAGCCAGTCCGCACCGGTCTGCTCGACCCAGGCGATCTGCTTCCCCTCGAGCGCGACCGCATGTTCCCAAGCCGTGGTGTCGCTCAGTTGAGTCTCGACACCGCTCTCGAGGTCGGTGAAGTAGACGTCGGGCCGGCCGTCAACCGTCTTGACCCAGGCAAAGCGTCCCTCGTCAAAGGCCAGGTCGAAGGTCATGGGAACGGAGATGCCCTGAGTGGACAAGTCCTTGAACTCCCACCCGGCCACGTTGCTCTCGGCCTGCGCCGTCGTGGCGAATCCCAGGGTCGTCAGCGCAGCCACCGCGCCTGCCAGTGCGAGCGTTCGCATGCGTCGTTTCATGGCGCCTTGTTTCATCGTCCCACCCCCGCTCCTCTGGCTGTCACAAGATTCCGGAATACCTGCGCCGCCTCGCCCGCGCGAGACGCGACCAGTCTATCGACTGTTGGGCCCCCGTGTCGGCTCCATGGGGTTGCCGGCTACGACAAGACCAAAGCACGGGCCTGTCGCGCATCCTCGAGGCGCACGCGAAGGACGCAGCCAGTAGCGGCGCCGGCCGGGTCTGACGTCGGCGCGCGGTCGGTTGCAGCGATCGTCGAGCGGGTGGAGCGGCCTCCGGGGGTCCTCGTGCCCCGCGATAGAAGGCGCCCCTGCTCCCGAAGGGGAGCAGGGGCGCCCGGGTTGCTGCTCCAGGTCTCTGTCAGACCCTTACGGTTACGGCGGGCTCACCTTGCCCTGATCATCATCACCGCGGCCTGGGCCCTGGTCAGTTCGGCGAGAGGCATGAGGTAAAGGCCGCCGCCGCTCGGGCTTCCCTGGATCACTTGCTGGTAGACCAGATAGGCGGTCTGTGGCGCGTGGACCGCGGCCAGTCGCGAGCTATCCGCGAAAGGAGCGAGGACCGCGTCGCCTTCGGCCGCGTACCATGCTTCGAGCGAGGCGTAGGCGCCAAGTGCGCCCTGCACATGACCGCTCGTCAGCAGCTCTCGCTGTACCAGGTAGCGGGCGAGGATGGTGTTGGCCTGCTGTCTGGTGATGATGAGAGATGGCCGGAAGAGACCGTCGTTGTAGCCGGTCACCAGGCCGGCTCGGGTCGCCCCTTCGATCCACGGGCAGTAGAGGTACGCGAGCGGTACGTCGGGGAACCTGATCACTGTCGGAGCGATCGCGGCGAGGCCGAATCCGTCTACGGCCATCTTGCTGAACTGACTGCGATTGACGGGTAGAGCGGGCCGGAAGGTACCGTCCACATAGCCCTCTGCCACCGTTGCCGCTTCGTCCGCGGTCACTCCGTACCACTCGACCCACTGCGCATCTGTGATGTCCGTCCAGCGGTCGCGTGGGGCATAGGTCACGGTGTTGTCGGTGGAGGTGGAAGCCAGGTTGAGGTCACCGGCGGCGTCCGCGGCCACGTCGGCCGGGATGCTCACGATCACGGTGCCGGGGCGGGTCATACCCGAGACGGCAACGGTGTAGGTGGCGCCGGAGCCGGTGACGGTGGCCGTGGTGGCTCCGGCCGTGCCGGTGATCACCACGTCGGCGCCCGTGAACCCGGTGACCGCCTCGCTGAAGACCACGGTGAAGATGACGGGCGAGGTCCCCGTGGGGTCGCCCTGGCTCGCCGCCTGGTTGATGGTCACGGTGGGAGGAGTCGCCTCGATGACGATGGCCTTGTTGGCGCCCAGCGAGCCCGCTGCGCCCGGAGCCGGCAGGGTGAGAACGGCGTCGTTCCCGGCTGCGTCTTCGATGGCGCCGCCATTCAGCACCAGGGCGGCGTCGCTGGCGTAGTCCAGATCTGCGCTTGAGTTGCCGACCGCCACCGTATAGGTGAAGGTGAGGGTGTCCGTGCCCGAACCCCCGGTGTAATCGACGGCCGTCTGAGCCGGGTCGCCGGTGGCCAGGATGAGCTGCGGTGTGCCGGTCACATCCACCGCTTCGGAGAAGGTGACCGTGATGACGATCACCTCACCCGTTCCGTAGGTGCCGTCGGCCTTGGTGGAGGTGATGTCGACGACCGTGGGGTCGATGGTGTCAAGGACGGTCACCGACGTGATGTCGGTGACGAGGAGACAGCCGACTTCGGAGGTTCTCGCCTCCACGGAGTAGGTGCCGACCGGCTGGACACCCAGATCGAGGGTGGCTACGCCGTTCTCGGTGTTGGCACTGCCCACAAGCGCGCCGCCCACATAGAAGTCCACGGTCATCGGCGCGATGGTGCCGGTCGACAGTCCCACTTCGGCTTCGAGAACGACATCTTCCAGAGACGCGAACTCCGTCTCGCCTGTATACGTGATCCCCGTGATGAATGGATCGTAGTCCAGGGTTGCATCTACTCCGACCAGCACGTGGTTGCCGCTGCCGAGGCCGTAGCCGCCGGGGCCGTCCGCCGCACCCCAGTAGTTCTCCGTGGCGGAGGTGGCGCCGGCGTATGCGTAGAGCCCGCAGAAGTTGTTATCAGCAATGGTGTTCCATCTCACCGTAAAGGAGGCGCCGGAGCTGTTCAGAAACACGCCGCCGCCCCAGTCGACGCCCCCGTTGTCGATGATGCAGTTGCCTGAGAAGGACGCAGTCTGCGCGTTGGCAGCCACGCCCCAAATCGCGTTGTCGTGCAGATGGTTGTCTTCGATGATGGCTCCGGTGGCGCCGGTGTCGATGCAGATCGCGGCATGGCCGGCGACGTTGTAGATATCATTGCCGGCTATCCGGGCGTTCGCCGCCGTCCCGTCGATCTGGACGCCTCTTCCGGAGATGTCGAAGATGGTGTTTTCGGAGATGCTGAGCCCACCGCCGCTCGATTGCGCCCAGATCCCATTGCCCGATGTCACGTTGCTGATCGTGTTGCCTTCGACATCGGCCGAGCCTGAGAACGAGCCGAGGTTGATGCCGAACCAGGTCCCCCCGTCTATGGTGTTGCCGGTGATCGTCACGCCGGCGGCGCCCCAGACCTCGATGGGGCGGACGGAGTCGGTCAGTTCGTTGTCAGTGATGAAGAGGTCGACGTCAGCACCGTTGCTGCTGATACCCCATTCACCTTGGCCGCTGATGACGTTCTCAGATATGGTCGCCGTCCCGCTGAAGCCTCCGTCTATCTGCACAGCGCGCTTGCCGCCCGTGATGGTATTCCCGGTGATGGTGTTTTCGCCGCTTCCCGTGCCCTGGAAGACGATGGCGTACAGGAGCCCGGTCCCGGCTGTCGCCATCGTGATGGTGTTGTCTTCGACAACGTTGCCGGTGGACGCATCCATGAGAGCGATCCCAACGTCGTCGGTCCCCCCGGCAGGTCCGCTCAGCGTATTGCCGGAAACGGTGTTGTCGTCCGAGTCTTGCAGATGGATGCCCCGACTGATGTTGTCTGCCAGCGTGTTGCTGTCCACCGTTGATTCGTCGACCTCATCCAGATACACGCCGCAGTAGTTGCCGCTCACGGTATTGCCGTCGATGGTGAGCACCTGGGAGTCCCACGCGGCGACGCCGGTAGCCGCCCAGGGTGTGGAGCGGGTGTGCCCGGTGACCGTATTGCCCGTGATCGTGCCCGAGGTCACCTGCTGGATGCTGATGCCGTTGAGGGGGACGGCGGATCCCGTGAACTCATTGCCGTCTACCGTGACGTCGGGCTCGGCTCCCGGACCGGCTCCCATCACGAGGAGCCCGTCTCGCGTGTAGTCGCTCACGCTGTTGTCATCCAACGTCATCAGGGAGTCGCCGAACACCGCTACACCCCAGGCCTCATACTCTGGTGTAGCCGCAAAGCCCTCGACCGCGCTGGAGAAGAGGCCGGCCGCGGAGCCATTCACATCACGGAAGAAGACGCCGACCAGGCGGTCGGTGCCGGGGGTCTTGTTCCGGCCGTCCGCGTCCACCGTCACGCCGCTGATGCTGACATCGATAGTCCCGGTGGTGGCATAGGCGGCCACCACGTAGTCCCAGGTGTTGGTCCCGTGGACCACTGAGCCCGTGCGGACCGCCGGGGCCGCGATGATGGTCTGGCCTTCTCCCGCGCCGACGATTGTCAGCGACTTCTGGATGAGCAGCTGTTCGGTGTACGTGCCGGCCGCCACCAGGATCTCGTCGCCGGCCTCGGCTACGTCTATGGCGGCCTGGATGGTGGTGTGGTCTCCGGTTGGCCCGACGGTGATGGTGGCCGCGAAAGCCGGGGCCGTGATCGCGAGGGTCATGACCATCGCGAACAGTAGAATGGCTGAGATCCGCTTCATCTCATCCTCCTTCGAGCCTGCGGCTCGGATCGGGGTGCGGGGTGATCACGGAATGGCTCCCCATACCGGCAAAGGCGCACGGATGCGCCCTCCACAATGGTATCGGTCATATTCGCCGCCGTCTTGAATGGGTCCTTGTGACAAGGGCCGCTGTTCATGGCAAATAGGCTGCGCCTATGCTATTTTCCGCCGACCATACACCCGTGCCGAGTTCGGAAGGAGGCACGTCGCGATGCGGGCAGGTTCCGCACGCCTCGATTGGCCGCCCGCGCGCCTTGCTGCGTGCGCGGTGGCGGCAGCGGCTGCATGCGCGATGGCGGGCGCCGTTGCGGGCGCCGTCCGGGTGCGAGCGCCGCGGGGTGCTGCATCTTGAAGCTGCTATTGGTAGAAGACTCGGCAAGTCACGCCGATCGCATCGTCAAGGCTCTCGATCGCGCGGGCATGAGGACGGAGAGCCACGATGGGTGAGGGAAACGATGCTCTGCAGCTGGCCCAGATCTCCATCGACACGGCCGCCGTACTCATCCACTGGGCGGATCCGGACGGCCGCCTCCTCTACGTGAACGACGCCGCCTGCCGGCGTCTCGGCTACTCCAGAGACGAGCTGCTGGGCATGACCGTCTTCGATCTGGACCCGGCCATGTCTGAGGAGGTGTGGCGGCAACGCTGGCACGAGAACGCCGAGCAGGGTTCCGTCGTACGTGAGACATACCACCGCACGAAGGGGGGAGAGCTCTTCCCCGTGGAGGTCACCGCCCACCACGTCAGCCGCGATGGCAAGGAGTACTGCTTCTGCTTCGGCCGCGACATCACGGAGCAGAGGGACGCGGAACAGGCAATCCAGAGCGCCCACGACACGCTGATGAAGCTGGCCGAGCGCGTGCCGGGCATGATCTACCAGTTCAGGTTTCGCCCCGACGGCAGCACGTGCTTCCCGTGGACGAGTCCGGCCATAGCGGAGGTCTTCGAAGTACGCCCCGAAGACGTGCAGGACGACGCGGGTCCGGTGTACGACCGGCTGCACCCCGAAGACCGCGAACGGGTCCTCGGGCTGATCGAGGAGTCCGCTCGGACTCTGGAGCGATTCCAGGTCGAGTACCGGGTCGTGCTCCCGAAGGGTGGTGAACGCTGGCACTTCTCCGACGCGGTGCCGGAACGCATGGACGAGGGAACAACGCTCTGGCACGGCATCATCGGTGACATCACCGATCGCAAGCGGGCCGAGGAGGAACGGCAGGAGCTCCAGGTCCAACTGCTGCAGGCGCAGAGGATGGAGACGGTGGGGAGATTGGCCGGTGGTATCGCCCACGACTTCAACAACCTGCTCACCGCGATCATCGGAAGCAGCTCTTTGATCCTGGCCACCATGGCCCCCGATGACCCCAACAGGGAGCTCGTCATCGAGATCAACGAGGTCGGAGAGAGGGCTGCGCAGCTCACCAGGCAGATACTGGCGTTCTCCCGGCGGCAGGTGCTCAAACCGCGGACCCTTGTTCTCAATGAGGTGGTCGCGGGGATCGAGCCCCTCCTCCGGCGCACCATAGGGGAGGACGTCGCCCTCGAGCTCCTCCTCGACCCTGATCTGCCGGCGACCGAGATCGACCCCCACCAGATGGAGCAGGTGCTCATGAACCTGGCGGTCAATGCTCGAGATGCCATGCCGGAAGGGGGCCGGCTCACCGTTGAGACTGCCGCCTTGGCGCCGGACGCCGACTTCTTGAGGGCCTACCCGAAGGCTCGATCGGGCCGCTATGTGGTGCTGTCCGTCACCGATACCGGGTGCGGCATGGACCAGGATACCGTGCCACGGGTGTTCGAGCCGTTCTTCACCACACGAGGCGTCGGCGAGGGCACGGGCCTGGGGCTCTCCATCGTTCTCGGCATCGTGGAGCAGAGTGGAGGGTTTGTCACCGCCGACAGCGAGCCGGGGCAAGGGAGCACGTTCAGAGTCTACCTGCCTGCGAGCGAAGCCGCTCCGGCCGGGGAGGGCGGTCTCACGGCCGACCGGAAAGCCCACGATGCCCCGGGAGGCACCGAGACCGTCCTCGTGGTCGAGGACGAAGTGTTGGTCCGGGATCTCATCACGCGCATTCTGGAGAACGCGGGTTATTCCGTTGTGGGGGCTGGGTCTCAGTCAGAGATGGACGAGGTCCTCGCCCAGGGTGCGCCTGATCCCGATATCCTTCTCACTGACGTGGTGCTGCCCGGCGCGGCAAGTGGTTGGGACGTGGCCGAGAACATCAGCATCCGCTACCCTGGGATCCCCATCGTGTTCATGTCCGGGTACACCCCGGAGCACATGATGTCCCGCGGTAAGATGGGCGCCGACATCGAGTTCCTGGAGAAGCCGTTCCCTCCGGGAAAGCTGATGGCCAAGATAAGGGAGGTGCTGGATGACGCCGCACGAAAGCGCGCATCCGCCGAGAGGGATCGTGAGCGGTCAGAGTAGGAGCGGATGATGCCGGGTCCTGCCCACGCTCAGGCCGACATAGTGATCATCGACGACGAACCGGCCGTGGCCAGGTTCCTGAGTCGCGCCCTCCAGATGGCCGGATACAAGGAGCCGCAGGTCTTCAGCGATTCGCGCGCGGCCGCGGCCTACCTCGAGTCCGCCGACCCGGACCTCATCACGCTGGATATCTGCATGCCCGGCCTGGACGGCTACGGCGTGCTCGAGTCGCTGCGGAGCCGGCAGGCGTTCGATTCGTTCCTGCCTGTGCTGGCCATCAGCGCGCTCGACGACTTCGAGTCTCGGGAACGAGCCATCAAAGCTGGGGCCAAGGACTTCCTGATCAAACCGGTCAACGTCAACGACTTCCTGCTGCACGTGTACTCGCTACTGGACACGCGTTTCTTGGAGCGGAGGCTCAAGGAGCACGCCCGCGTGGCCGAGGGCATGACTCGCGAGCAGGCGTCCGAGCTGGGGCAGGCTCACCTGGAGACTTTGGAGCGTCTTGCGCGGGTCGCCGAACTACGGGACGATGAGACGGGGAAGCACGCCACCAGGGTGGCGCGGCTGAGCGCCCTCATCGCTCGGGAGCTCAACATGCCTCCGGCCGAGGTGGCCTTGATCCTGCGGGCCGCTCCGCTGCACGACGTGGGTAAGGTGGCGATCGAGGACCAACTGCTCTTGAAGAAGGGCACGCTCACCCAAGAGGAACGGGACATCGTGCGCTCCCACGCTGAACGCGGAGGCCGGCTCCTGGGCGGGGGCAGGTCTGACATCATGAAGACGGCCGAGACGATAGCCACATCCCACCACGAGCGCTGGGACGGCCATGGCTATCCCAGCGGCCTGGCCGGCGAGGCGATCCCACTGGCGGCGCGGATCGTGGCCGTGGCCGACTCCTATGACGCTCTCACGCATGCGCGTCCCTATCGGGACGCCCTGTCGGTCACGGAGGCCATGTCGGAGATAGAGCTCGAACGAGGGCTGCAGTTCGATCCGCAGGTGGTGGACGCCTTGCTGCGGGTCCTGCGACATGAGGAGACGCTTCTTCTGGTGCTCGATATGCCCAGGCCGGACCCGGATATCCCTCGGAGGCTTCATCGGCGGACCGGCCCTTGAAGGACGAGCCCGATTGAGCCGCCAACGGAAGCGTCAAAACGCCTGAGGAGAAGGTGAGAAACGGATGTATGAGTTCGGGCCTGTGACTGATCGCGTCAGACGTCTGCGGGAGCGCATCCGTGACCGCGTGGGCGTCTTTTCCGCGGAGCGCGCCCTCATCCTAACCGAGGCCTACAAGGAGAACGAGCACGTCGACCCGATGATCAAGAGGCCGCTGGGCTTCAAGGCCATCTGCCAGAAGATGACCGTGTTCGTGGACGATGACGAGATCATCGTGGGGGGCAAGGGCCCGCATCTCTTCGCCAACGCCTCGTATCCCGAGTGGGGGCTCTCGGACTGGATCATCGGGCCGATCGAGGCCGGCGAATGGCGGCTG